TCTTTCGTGTGGAAAGAGACCTTGGTAAACTTATCAAATCTGTCAAAATAGAACACGACAAAACAGAAGATGAGATGATACAGAAAAAACTTAAAGTTGTAATGTCTTTAATGAAAGAGACTATCGGTATCAAATAAAACTATTGGGGAGCTTAATTGCTCCCCTTTTTTTTGTGCCAAATTTTTAAGATACCAGTGACTCAGACGCACCGAGCCTCACACAGGGCAACGTGTTTATGATACCAGTATCTGCGTCGCGTCGAGCCACTGTAACACGTTAGCCAATGGCTAGAAAAGATACCAGTTTCTGCGGAGCGCCGAGCGAATGTTCCAACGTAAGTTATTGATATTATTGCAATGTTCCAAAAAAGGGGTGTAATGTTCCATAATGTTCCAAAATATTTACGAAAAAGGTACATTATGTTTTCGTGGTAAATGGTGGTAGCCAGTGGCTAGCAGTAATGTGTAGTAGTAGTAAAAAGGTCTATATATATATATATTTTTATAATGTTCCAAAAGTAAAAAATTACTATCCGCCTGTAAGATCCGCCTTTGCGCGAGTCCATTTGTTCCATTCTAAAATCCGCACATCTCAAGGTCGTCCAATTTTGACCTAAAAGGAACTTTGGAACATTCCAATCTTTTCAAGCACTTCCAGACCACCACTTTGGAACATTATGGAACATTGCAGGACATTACACCAAACACCACTATTTAACACCAAATAAGTGAAAACAATAAGTAACCACATTGTTTGACATTTCCCGATACTTGTGTTATACTGCAAGTATGTTCAAGAAAAAAAATTATTTACTATGACGCAACACACAGTAACACGTCATACAACCCCTAGCCACTGGCTAGCAACAAACGGAGAAACAAATGCAATGTAAGAAATGTGACAATCAATTCTCAGTAGATCGAGCCATGTTAGGTTATACGACCTGTCTCGATTGTGGTGAGCAAGACGCGACCCAAGCCCGACTCGGTTGGACTGTCGTACCCTTACCTAAACAAGGTTACACACGTATCACCAATGTCGAAGAACTAAAACACCTTAACCAAAAATCATTAGCCACTGGCTAGAGAGGAGAAACGGAATGACATTTGAAATGTTGATATCAATGTACGTGGGGGCACTACTTGTTTACGTGCCCTACGTGTTAACCAAGGTGGTCAGAACCAGACGAGAACATGACCGCCTACGTAAAGAGTTTATAATGCAACATCCAAACCATGAGTATTGGAACAGAGGAGGAGAAGACCAATGAATACATCATCAATCCCAAGCATAGGGTCAAGTGCAATGCTTGTTACGTTCAAGGCATCTGTCTGGACAGGTCGCAAGAAGGACAAACGTGCATCGCAAGAGGTAGAGGATCGTAACAATGCCATACCTCAGATGGCGAATGTCCATAAGAAGTTACTAGGTAACTGTGAAGAACTTATCAATATACAGAAGCATGTAGGGAATATCCGTACAGGACATTCGGGAGCTACATTGGCGTGGGAAGATAATGGCCCTCGTTTGTGTACCACTGTTGCTTACTTTGACTATATCAACATGATGTCACAGGGTGAGAAGTTGTTCTGGAGTCTTGTTGAAGATTTCATTCAAAAGTATGTCGACGCTAAACACAAAGCGAAACAAATGATCGGTGATTTGTACAACGAAGCTGATTACCCAAGCATAGACGTGTTGAGAAGCAAGTTCGCTTGGAGTTTGGTTGTCTCACCCATACCACAATCGGGTGACTTTCGGTTGGACATACAGAACGATGCGATGGACGAACTTAAGCTACAATACGAACAGAGCTTAGATGCTAAGATCAAAAGTGCTGAAGGTGACATGGTATCACGTTTACACAAGGCACTCACAAGTATGTCTGAAAAGCTAGACTACGATGACCATGAGGACAAGAAAGTCTTTCGTGATACGCTTGTGTCTAACTTGACAGATTGTATGGATATGCTCGGTAAGTTCAACATCACTAACGATCCGAAGATAAGCAACATACATGCTCAACTAGAGTATGCAACCCAAGGTGTCACACCTGAAGCATTGCGTGAAGACGCACACTTCCGCGCTCAAACCAAGAAGAACGCAGATGACATTCTTAAATCATTACCAACAATCGGTATTTAATCTAGCCACTGGCTAACAACAAAGAGGAAAACAAAATGAATAATTCAGCAACACAAATGTACGCGGTGTCACTTGACCAATGCGTAGATGCAATCGTGGCCTATGGTGACAAGCGAACCATACTTGCCCAAGGTCACATGGGTATCGGTAAATCGTCGATGCTTACGACACTAGCAGAGCGGTTACCAAACCATACGCCCTGTTACTTCGATTGTACCACCAAAGATCTCGGTGACATTATGATACCGAAGATGGCACAGTTAGATGGTCAGAACTATGTGACCTATGCAACCAATGAAGAACTTGGCGTACACTTGAACAAACCTATCATACTGATGATTGACGAGTTCGGTAAGGCTAACCCTGCGGTGAAGAACGCACTACTGCGTATTATACTAGAACGCAAGATTGGTAGCTATGAACTACCAGAGGGAAGCATCGTGTTTGCCACGACGAACCTTGGAGCAGAGGGCGTTGGTGATATGTTGTTACCACATCAACGTGATCGTGTAGCAACTGTTAAGATACGTAAACCTGACCACCTTGAGTGGATCGAGTGGGGTATCAACAACGATGTACACCCATCGGTATTGGGGTTTGTCAAAGACTTCCCTGCGGTATTGCAGACATTCGAAGATGTCAAAGATCCAACTGAGAACCCATACATCTTTCATCCGCAACTACAACGCACGGCCTTTACGACACCACGTTCCCTACATATGGCGTCCGACTTACTGCATGCACGCGGGTCGATAGATGATCACACCCTAACAAGTTTACTCATGGGTACAATCGGTGAGCAAGGTGCGATGGACATGATGGCCTTTGTCAAACTAGCGGATCAACTACCGTCACTCGACAGTATCAAGAATGATCCCAAGAACGCGAGGGTTCCAGACAGTGCGAGTGCCACGTGTATGGTTGTGTACAGATCATTGGCATCGATGGAGAAAGACTGGATCAACGCATGGATGGACTACATGCCAAGGCTAAACAAAGAAGCCCAAGGTATGTTCGTCAATGGTGCGAGGAACCCGAAGTACAGTAGGATCGACGTGGTTATGTCTAACGCCAAGTTCACTGAGTGGGCGAAGGATAACACGTATATGTTCACTGCTGATAAGAAGTAAGGTGTTATATGGTACAAATCTACGTGAGTTTCTTTGGGCGATGTTTCAATACGATATCGTATGGTTGCCCGAAGAACCCGACGATGAACCACCATTTTAATTAGCCACTGGCTAGAGAGGAAAACAAAATGTTAATGTTAAATAATCTAACTGAGGAGCAACGCCTATCCAAGGCCGTTGTCTCTATCATGGGCAACGATGACTACGCCGCGTTGTCTGGTGTGTTGATGGTGGGTGAGAGGTGTATCAAAGATGATGTGCCAACTGCCTACACCAACGGTAGAGATGAGTACTATGGTCGTGAGTTTGTTGCGAAGTTAACTGACCCACAACTGCGCTTTCTTGTACTGCACGAAGTAGGACACAAGATGTACAGACACATTCACAACTACCAACATCTGGCCAAGCTAGATCCTGAACTGACAAACATGGCGATGGACTATGTTATCAACATACAGATCATGGACGAGAACAAGAATGGGTTTGTGGAGTGGATCGATGGTGGGTGTCTCGATGAGAAGTATCGGGGTATGAATACCGAGGAAGTGTTCAAGCTACTGTATGAGAAGAAGCAAGGTAACACGTCACCACAAGATGGCGATGGAGCCGACAGCGGTAGTCCAAGTACCACAGGTGAACAAAACACCGCTATCGGTGAGCCATTCGATGACCATGACTTCGATGGTGCGAAGGAGATGACCGAGGGTGAGAAGCAAGAACTCGAACGTGAGATCGACGAAGCGATACGCCAAGGTGACATGGTTGCAGGGAAGCTAGGCAACAAGGGTGCGCGTGATCTGGGTGAGTTACTTGAACCCCAAGTCAACTGGCGTGAGGTGTTGCGTGAGTTCATCTCGTCTACATGTGCAGGGAGTGACTACTCTACGTGGAACAAGCCCAACCGCAGATACATTGGTATGGATATCTATATGCCAAGCGGTATCTCTGAGAAGGTCGAGGAACTGGTATTAGCTATTGATACATCCCAATCGATTGGCAGGAATGAATTGTCGGTGTTCTTGTCTGAGATCAAGTCTATCTGTGATACGGTCAAGCCGTCATGTG